TAGATTGCCTTATTAAATGCCACCTCCCCTCTAAACACTATCTTTTTAGCCATAAAGAACCCCGACACATTGGAGGCATCATAAAACGTCAGCGAATAGGCCATACTCCTTAGATCAATAGATGAAAGCCTAGCTTTGAATCCATTACCACTCTTCCAATAACCTGTTGTAGCATCCGCGTTAAAATTGTACTGATCGCGTAAATACTCCGTATCTTTAGACTTAACCACCAGCGTACTATCTACTGAGTTATTCGGGCTTCCTTCATAATATCTGCCATCTGCGAAATAATTATAGTGCTCCACTAACAGCAGAATTAGCTCACCCTCGTCCGGCTCGTAGGATTGCTGGTTTTCTGGATCTTTCGGAGGGTAATAATAGAAGTCAGCCGCCACAAGATATTGCTTATGAACCTCATAACTCATGATTGTCTCAGAGGCGAAATCAAAATGAACTGTTGGGATATTGTTGCTGTCACGGGTTATTGATATATCAACCTCAATAAGATAAGGAATAATGTCAACAAATGTTCGATCAAAAAGGTGCTCACTATCAGAGTCTCTAATCGCCTCATAAGTGACCCTGTAATTTATGTATGAAACACTAACCGCCTTAGTGGACTCTTTATTAATCTGCCAGTTACAACTATGTTTGATGTTTGCGTCTTGTAGTTGGTGCGACTTGTAGAACAAGGAATAAGTCTCTCCGTTTGACACGTCGCCACCATGATTTTGTATCATATCTGCGGCAGCGGCTGTTGTCGGGGAAGGAACGCTCGTAGGTGACTCAATGATGGTATCGTCACTCTCGTATTTAATGAGGCCATAGGTGTCAACAGCCACGAGCATACCCTCTATTAAGAACCCATTAATGCCATGAAAAGAGGCGGTCTTTACCTTGACCCCATTTTCATATAACTCAAGAAAACCACTATAAAGATCACCGCCGCTCATGGAGTAATGGGGAAATCTATTTATAAGGTACTTATTGCCATACCCTGACAAAACAGTGAGCGTTTTATCGTCTACCTTGCTATACCATGCCGTGCGATCCGAGTGTGGCGCCCCATAGTTCAGCGCCGTTGCGTCCTCGCTAATATCGGCAGTGATAGTGGCTAAACCGTCCTCATTGGCTTTAGGTGGTGAACCAGAATGCATTACATAGCTCGTGTCGTCATAACTCATAAAGAAGTACTTCCCTCCCCCAGCAGCGATGATATGAATATGGTCAGGGTTTACTCTGACCACAATCATCACTCCTTCGGCAGGAACTATGCTACGTGTAGGGACGCCAGTTTTAGACAAGACCAATTGCTGCGACCTAGCAAGCGGCAGCCACCGCACGGCCAACACTGGATCACCCTCAAAGGTAAAGGAGGTCATTATGTGAATCTCCTGACCACTGCATTAGCGTAGTAGTCGCTTCCCCTGTAAAAATCAGCCTCATACGCCATATAAGACACACCACCAGCTTTGACCATCGCAAAACTGGAAACCCACTCGTAACTGCCCAATGAAAAGGGTGTTTCAAAAATGCCGCCGGCCAGACGACTTACAGCCAAATTATATGAGCCATCAGCATAGAGAGCGATAAAACTATCACCGCAAGGGAAAATACCACTAGTTGTCGGAGCAAGAGGACTTAAATAAGGAAAATCTACGGGAGCCAACCATGCACCATTTACCTTCCTGATATAAACCGTCCGGTCAGGATCGCCAATTAAGTCTCTTTTGTTTGAAAGTATAACTGCGTCACCGTTATCAAGATAAGCCACACTAGCGGGATACCAGTTCAAAACCTTGGCTGCGGTATGGATTAGCGTCTTAGACCAGTTAGCCCCATTATTTGATGATGTGTATTCGCAAACGCCTGTTGAATTAAGCCAATTACCTTCCATAACAATAAGGCTAATTTCACCATTACTTAATAACGTCATAGCAACCGGCCAGCTAGCATCCTGATTCCCTCCATTCTCAGGGGTAATCGTAGAAAAAAGAGTCCAAGAACCAGCGCCTAAACCAGAGTGTTTGTAGGTAGTTAACCGATAATTTCTTGAATTACCAGTAGTAGACGAAAGCACTGCCACAATTGGAGCGCCACTACCATCGTCACAGCCATAAACCCTGCGCACATAAAAATCAGAGGATATACTCGGTGTCTCACTCCAGGTAAGACCATTATCTGCTGAAAAACGACAAACATAATCGCCGGCTTTTGAATAGACAATGTAAATATTATTACCCGCAACAAACATAGATCTATTGCGGATATCGTTATCGCCGACTAAAGGCACTATCTCAACAGGGCTAGTCCACTCATTACTGTTAGCTGCTTTTTTAACATACCAAATATTGTAATAGGTTCCGTAAATCAAATGGACTGTGCCATCAGGAGTAGCGACCATCTTCTCCTCATCGAACCAACCCGACTCTCCCCCATCCACAACATTTACAGCTTCGGCAGGAACTTGCTCGACAGCCCGATTTAGAGCTGTCCAGAAAGTAGTTTTATCAGCCCAGCAGGAACTCACACTAAACCCTTACAAACTAGGAATAGCGATAGAGTAAAAGTCAATTTTCTGAGAAGCACCTAACAATAGAGAAATACTTGTCAGGTTCAACTCTGCGCCAGCAACGGCAACAGCACCTTGCACACGCTTTTCAGTTGTGCTTAACCCTTGCGTATCAGCAGCTAACTCTAGCCGATAGAATGTAGAGGTGCCGCCAGCAGCGACCGTACCTTCCCACACCTCGGCTGGGTTTTTCTGAAGCACACCATCGGCGGCGGCAGAATCAAATGTTAACGTGGTTGCCCCATCATTATCCTTGAAGATCTCACATAGCAATGTATTGCCTGACAACGCTGCATTTGCCGTAGCAGGTTCGGCGCCGCTATATATCTTCAAGGTGCAGGTATCCATTAACGCCTTGAAAGATCCTGTAATTAATAGGGCATTTCGCAGCCCTGTACTTATTTTAAGTGCCATTGTGCTATTCCTCTTGTTGGTAATAGGAAAGCACTCGTGCGCTTAGTGTTTTAATAGTACTGCTTAGCTCAGTCCATAGAATATGTTTCGTAATTTAATAAATTAATTTCAATTTGTTATCGCCAGATACGAGTATTTTAGCGCCATCATTGGACACCGAGAAGTCAGCAGAATATTTAACGCCACCAAACACGCCTAAAAAACTTTTAATAGGATTGCCAAGTAGATCATAAACCCTGATAGCGCCAACCTTCCCGCCACCATTACTGTATGAGTCAAAGCCAAAGATATACAACCCGTTACCTGAAACCTTAAACCCCGCAGCCTTAGACTGGTAATAAGTGGCTAAGTCATTCGGAGCTACTGCGCCGGCAATATATATATTTTCCGACTCAAGAGATCCAGCTATATATACGCTGCCATCATTCGATATATCAGCCGATCCACCCAACCACTCACTGTTAGCGCCTGTATGGTTAGCAATTAAAGAGCCTGACGTGTTGTAAATAGATAGCCTTCCCTCATGCGTTGAAACATCATCACCATACTGATCGGGATAACCAAAAGACCCTACGGCAACCTTATCTCCAGAAGTGGTTAAGGATAATGTGTCGTGATCACCCCCTGTAGCACCAAACGTACCTTTGTTTATGTCGGCAGGCGTTACATAGTTAGAAAAGCTACCGTTAGTGAAAACATGCAACCTTCCAGTCCAATTGTTCGCTGTAGGCTCATACCACGGCTCCGATACCACAATAGTTGTACCGTCACCGCTAATGGCTAGCCTTTCATCGCCCCCAAAGTACGTGTCAACAACATTAAGGAAGGTGCTAGACAAGCCCCAAGAATTACCGGATCGCGTATAGATCTCACCGATAATATTTCCCGTGTTACGCAAAAGAGCAATGGTAGCACCATCATCACTGATACCAATGTTGGTTAAGTCTGTCATTGAGCTTGACGTAAACAATACCGATATACCGCTGCTCGCATCAAAAACAGTAAATCCTGACGAGTTTATACCCACAGCAAGATCGCCGTTACCCGCTAATGAGATGTTATAGACGTCAGACGTTACCTCAGAATTTAGTTCCCAAGAAGGATCCAAAGAAGGAACCGTGCCGCTCAAACAAAAAGAGGTAGCATTGACTAATGAACCCCAAAAATCATCCTCACAAGGCGAAAACACTATAGATGGCGCCTCAACAGCGCTCATTACAAAGTAGTGTCCACGACTAATAAACCGTGCCGCGTCTGCTGAAAAGACCGTTAGATAACCAGATAAGACTTCGCCGACGGGATAGTTTGGTGTGTTATGACTTTCTAATAAAGAGCCATCAGCAGCAGAAAAGGCGTGCAACGTCCGAAGGGAAAATACAAAAAGTATTAAGCCATCACGCCTTAACTGAGGTGAATATTCACGGATTGAGTAGCCAGCAGCATCAAGAGCATCTAAATCAGGAATGGCACAATTTCTATGGTAGCCATCGCTAGCATTATCAGTCCAAGCGCCACCAACAACCACACTGCCATCAGCTGACATACTGATTGACCCGCCCATACCCTGCCCTGGTACGGTGCCAGTACCTGATGCGCTAACACCTCCATTATGGGTAAGCTCCCACACCTTACCGTAATACAAACCATAAGGCGCAGATTCATCATAAGGATCAGGGTAGCCAGCAGCAACAACAGCCGCTAAAGATCCATCCGCAGACATATCAAGCGTTTTTTGTGGGCTGCTTCCATAAGAGCCTATAGCCACATCATCCTCGGTTGAAGGTATATACGTCGCAGTTTTTGTCCAAAAATTACCATCACGGGTATAAAACTCGACTTCACCTTTATACGAAAATCCATCATGAGCAACGTCAGGTTCAGCTATCGCCATTTTCAGGCCATCGTCCGACATTTCACCGGTACCCCAATAACCATAAATAGAATCAGACCCGCTAATAATGGTTTGCTTATGAATCCATGAGCTACCATCACGCTTAAGATAGTTAATATAAAAATTATTAGACGAACTACTGCACAACACAACGTGCGAGGCGTCATAGCTCATCGCTATAAATTGACTGCTTGTATTTTCAGATACGCCAGGTATAACTACAGAGTCCATTAAAGTTTCAGAGTCATCACTGGCAGCATAGAACAGCAGCCTGGACTCAAGCCTTCCCGTATGCCTGACTAGAATACTCCCGTCACGAGATATACCTATATAGTCTCTTGTTTCCGAAACATAATTAATAGCCATGACCCACCCTAATTATGTGTGTTTGACTTTTACGGTGCCAACTTCAAACGTCATAGACTTGGTTGTTAGTCGGTTTACTGACGCCACCAAGGGAACGTGATAACGTAAATTGCCTCCTGTAATGGCGTCATAAACGCCAATATGGGTTGCATTATATGGGGCAGCACCAGAGCCATAAACCACGGCAGCAAACGTTTGAACGTTGGCATTAAGCGATTCACCGCCAGAAGCAGCAGAAAAAGTAATAAGTTGGCGAGCATAAGCCGTATCATCCACAACAACGTCAACTTCATTAGCTGTAATATTGGCATCTGTTGGGTCGGCAATAAATAAAGCCAAATACATACCGCCAGACTGGTAGGTAAGCTCGCTAACGCCTAAATTGTGATCTAGAGAGGCGTCCTCTAGGAAGTCAGACATACTCATTGCCTTAACTCAACTTAACTTTGAATACATCAATGCTAGAAATGCCGTCCACTACCACATTGACATTACTTAGCTTTAAATCGCCCGCTGTTGTACCAATATTGCCATCAATACGAGGCAATACTATTGACTGCGCCTCATCATCAATCGCATTTGCACGCAAGCGAAACCAGCCAGCCACACCAGCAGCTAAACCTTTAAACTGCCACAGCTCAGCCACCGCTTTTGTAAGCTCGCCACCAGTAGGAGGATCAAACTCCAGCCCATTAGTAGCGGTACCCTCGACAAACGCACCGGAACCTAACGTCACTTGCCCCAGTTTAGTTCCAGTCGCAGCCGCATCCGCCGAAGCAGGTTGCCCGCCACTATAAATTTCAATAATAGCGTCTTTGAAAATACCTTTTAACCCATTGGCTCCAGCCTCGACACCAGCCTCACCAAGTAGCGCATTAAGAGTTCCTGTTGAATATCGTACCGTCATGATCTTTTCCTCTTACTGATTTAATGTAAAAGCACTCATGCGCTTGCTTATCGATATATTAATGTCTTAAATAAGTTGATTAAAGGGTGTACCTGAACCATCGCTCAGCACCATAAACTGTTGATAACCGTTCTTTTTTATAATTGAAGTCGAACAAATACAGCCAGAAGGCAAGCTCACCTTTTCCTCAGTAACGTTCTGGAATGGAAACAGCGTGCATACGCCTTGTTTCGTCCAAACAAAGTAGCGCCCATCATCAGTAACTGAAATGGGTTTACCACCGACAACGCCATATTCAGCAAGTCTTACTAAACCTCCTTCCGGCGTAAACACGTACATTTCATCATCGGTGCCAATAAACAAACCTTGCAGTGTTCCTTGAAGTGCAGTCACCTTCCCAGGGATAGCAAGATAGTCCTCATGGATATCGAACAGTTGCCACCAAAAAGGCTTTGATCGCCACAAATAAGACACGCCCTCAATAAATTGAACTGCCCACATACTGCTTTCATAAAAAGCGATGCTTCCCACTGGGTCAGGGAGGTTAACCGCCTCAAGCTGCTCACTATCCAGTGGATAAGTCAAAAGGGAGGTATCACTAATCATCACCGCACCCGCAAGTGACTGGCCAAACAAATAAAACACCGCGCCATTAGTATCAGTGACATAAACATAACTGGCATAACATTCAATATGGCTGGGTTCAACCGCCAAGGCCGAGCCTTCTTCTACATCCACCACCACAATCGGTGATGCTGCTCCTTCTCGACCTGTGACATCTTGGTAAATAGACGTTACTTGATACTGTCCTTCAGGCAAGGTACCCGATATAACGGTCACCTTGGGTTGTTCTGGTATAGGGATTCGCCAATCAACCACCTCAAGTTTTGGTGTAATAATATGACCGGACGACATAAAGATATAATCTGCCACTTCCAGCCATTTAATATAGGAATTACCAATACCGGTTTCCAAGATCAGCGTTGAAAAATCATCATTAATGAGTTTTAAATCACCGTTATCTACCACAAAAAATCGCTGCTCATCCGCCGTAATGAAAGATGCAGACAGCGCGGTAAACAATTGAGCTAAGCTAAATCCGCCTCGCATCGTCACAGTACCCTCGTCATCAAGATCAATATTCATCGAAGAAGACATAGCGTTGATAGGCAGACGCTTCTCGTCATCTACATTTCGCTCACCCAAAAAATTCGGAATAGTTACAGCCATTGCGCCTTACCTCGTCTGCGAGAACGTCTAAGGTTGCGCTCGATATCTTCTGCGGTTTTACGTTTACCAAAGCGGCGTTCAAACAAAGCTTCATACTTGGCTGCGTCGTTTGGATCGTATATTTGCGAATCTCGTGTGTTGTAGGTTAGGTGTAACACCCAATAAACAAGATCGTAATGGTAAGTAGACTTAATAACAGGCACAGCGTCATCGTCAGCTAAGTCAGTTAATGGCAATCTACTTACCGTTAAGGTCAATGTTTCATTAATAATAGGCACATGCGATAAAACCAACTTACCCGCGTCCATATCAAGAAGATAACCATCAGGCGTGCCAGCAGTAACGCCCCAGTTTCTAGTGGTATCGTCTGCTAATTTGTAACCACGCTTTTTTAATGGCCGTACCGCACTAGGTAATGACGCTCGATGAATATCAAGGATCAACTCACTGATGTTGTAGGTATTTGTGCCAGCCACAACAGCAATATCACAAATTGCAGCAGTAGAAGAGTCGACGATTAGATTAGAGCGCACGCACGCCTCACGGACAGCTTCATCAATGCGGAAATCAATCGCTGCATCGCTAATCTCGTAAGGTGCAAGGCTATCATCTAACAATAACCTACACTCTGTTCTAATCGCCAATCTATTCATTTGTTATTAACCTTCTTGCGCTGCTTCTTCTAAATCAAGCATCACAACTTCACGAATTAAGGTTGCACAGCTCACGCTATCGTCAAATTGAAGTTCAACTTCATACGTTTCTTGTGCGTGATCTGTAATGGATTTTTTGTTTCTTGGATTAAACCCACGCTCTTTAGCCCATGCGTTTAATTGATTATTGTTCATGGCGTCAGCATCTAAAGCGTCACCATCTTCATCTTCATCCGTAGCTTCATCTGGCTCATTGCCATATTCAAAATAAGCTTCTGGAATTGCGAGCAAGACATTAATATCTTTTTGGTCGGCAACCTCGCACACATGAAGCCCGTCTTTGTCAGCTTTAAAATGGTGAGTGCTCTTACCTATAGTTACTTTGGTGCCGCCTTCACGGGCTAATTTACATACTATTTTCATAGATACTCTTCCTCTTGGAATAGTGAAATAAAAAAAGAGGCAGGACTTATGCCCCACCTCGTTTACTTTTTACTAATCGTCTAAACCAGTGGGACGACTAATCAATGTGCCGCCAATTTCGACACCAGTAGCACCCGTCGCAGCGCCAGCCACGACCGTAATACCAACCACTCGATCCACGTCAGCAGCAATGATGTTGACACCGCCTGCTAAATCAAGACGTTTAATACCACCACCCTGACCTACGGCGTCTGCTGCGAAAAACGCACCATCATCACCACCACCAAGAATCCCCGCTTTAAGCGTGATTGTTGGTGAGCCATTAGTGTCTAGATCTTCTGAATCTAAAATGAAGTCTACTGGTACATGTCCAGCAGGCAATTTACACAAACCCACGGTATCGGCAGCACTTAATGCTGTAGCTACTGTGAACTTGCCACGATTGACAGTTGCTTGACCTACGCCAGTAACCGTCATTGAAGGACGTCGAGCTTGCGCCGCGTCTGCTAAATATTCAGCCATTTCAATGTTTCCTTTATAAAAAAAGATAATGCCTGCCACCCGAAAGCAGCAGGCGATTAACTACTAGAGAGTAGGATCGACCGCTGCTGTATCAACCGATATCATTCCAAAGTCTTTCGAGTTGAATTGAGTTTTCTTAATACCGACAACAGTAGAAGTAGTGATAACCGCTTGATTGCCGTTATCGCGTGACTCTTCATGCCAGTCAAAGCGTAAGCCTGAACCCGCATTACCAAATGCACATACCATTGCTTGACGACCCATGAATAATGCACGACTAGCCTGGACATCAGCACTAGCGCCATAATCATCAAAGCGAACCACGCCTTTGTGACAATGCATGATCACGTCGTTATACATACCTAATGAACCTTTGAAGATCGGATTGTTGCGACCTTCCGCACCAGCAGCAGCTTTTTGAATATCTAGCCATTGCCCTGTTATAACGCTGGTACGAACGTCATACTCTTGCCACGGGTTCATCACGATGCAGTAATGCTCGTTACCATCAACCATGATAGGTTGAATTTGTGGCGTTTCCTGAACACCACCACCCATCATTGTTGCGCGTGTTTTGGCTTTATCAATTAAGTTAAAGTCAAACTTATCAGTAGTAACCATAGAGGCTTTAGACTTAGCCGCACCACCATAAAGGGTATGATCAACATCAGGCGGGCTAAAGCTGTTGTTAGCAAAGCCGGAATAGCTAGGACGGAAGATAAAGTCTGTATTAGACCCGCGAGCGCCAGAACCGTACATGAAGAACAGCTCATCAAACACGCGACCCCACCATTCAGATTGACGTTTACGCGCCACTTTACGGAGGTTATGGATTGTGCGCTTACGAGTCATACGACCACCCGTATTAACACCACCACGCAATTGATCGATGTAAACTTGATCGGTGTAGAATTTTAAATCTTCTTCTTGACCTTCTAGTACATCGTCACCCTCAACAGGCTCCATTTTTAACTGTACCGATAAATCAAATGAGATTTCTTCACCGGCATCATTTTCTAAATGCGGCAACATTTGAATTGGAGTCGGTGATTCCTCACCTTGACCCATGAACTTCTTATTCCAGTAAGATACTCGTGCTGTGTCAACAGCAAGAAAAGCTGAATACTTCTGGACTGCTTTCGGATCGTTTAGTCCGATAATAGTCTTAGCCATGACGTGCTTCCTTTAATAGAAAAGCACTCATGCGCAAAAAAATTATTAATCTAAATACGGCTCATGCCGTAATTTTACTTTCCCTTGACACCTCTCGATTGCGTTGGTGCGCGGGTATGGTTCAATGATACTGGCATGGTTTTGTCAGCGTCAATTGAAAGCCGAGCTTTACGCCCCGTTTTGTGGATTAAGGTAATCACCGCGCTACCCACATTGATAGATTCACCCGCGTCCATGTCTAAACTTAGTGCCATATTAACCCTCCAAATATCGTTTTTCTTGCTCCGGTGAAAGCTTGGCAAGCGCGTTCTCTAAATCCATACCATCTAAGCCCTGCAAGTTTGAAAACTCACTGGTATCAACATTTGCACCAGCAGCCGGTACATCACCTGTCGTTACCGGTATAACTGCCGTTGGCTTGCGTGACTTAGGCTTCTTACCGTCAGGATCTTTCGGGGCTTCTTTCTTAGGTATGCCCATGGCAATACCAGCCTCTGCCATGACTTCTTTTGCTTTATTTAGCCGCCACCCATCATTGGCAGCTTGGCCTTCTGGTGTGCCAGCAACTTGTTTCAACGCAGTGTTAAATGCTTGCTGAATAATTGGGTTAGTCAGAATTAATTTATGGCCTTCATTCGATTCAATAAAGGTATTTACTGACGCATTCCAATCAGTTGCGCGTTGCGCTGCGGCATTTTCATCATCACGGATCTGAACAACCAAGCCTTGACGCTCATTATTGAGCTTGGCAAGTTCTGTGTTGTACTCCTTAAAGTCAATGTCACCGTCTTCAACCTTTGCGCCTAACCCTTCAATAGCACTATCAATCTCAGTCATTCGCTCATTAGGAATAACATCAGGTTCCGGTTCAGCTTCGGCAGTCGAGGCTTCTAGTGCTGCTTCATTAGTCGCAGCGACTTCATCTTCTTGTTCCGTGACAGCTGGTGTTTGCGCTTCGCTCTCCGGCTCAAGTTCTGCTTCAACTTCGACTTCGGCTTTTGGCTCATCTTCTGCGTCGGTACCGGTTGATCCATCATCTGCTGCAGCGTTGCTTTCATCGTCCACCTCGCTTTCAGGAGTGCCATTATCAGCATCTTCATTAGCACCTAACGCCTCACGTTCAGCGTCGCTTAGGTTTTCTATTTCTTCATCAGTGAATTGCTCTTGCATTTCATCGTCAGCCATTGCTTTTATTCCTCAGTATTGGATAGGTTATTGTGGAGAGACAGCTACTTGTTGTTGTGGTGCTACTGCTGGTTGAACCGCTGCGCCAGCATCGGGTAATTGTGGTGTTTGACTATCAATTAAGTCTTGCGCTATAGCGGCTGCTCTAGGCACTTGCATTGCAGTGATTGCAGCTTCTAACGCTTTAGTGAGTGTTTCAATTTTGCTTTCATCACTGGCCGCTTCATCCCGACCGGCTTTAGCTTCAAGACTGCGGATCTTCGCCATTGCTTCACGTAATGTAAGCTTGTCGTTTTGATCTGCTTGCTCGGCACGCTTCACTTCTAGCGCTTCTTCTTGAGCTTTTGCATCTGGATCTTTCGGGTCGCTTTGACCGTTTAACTTCCTGATACGTTTAACCATTTCATCTTTACCGGCAAAGTCACTGAACTCAAACACCAGATCAAGCATATTCAATGCGGTTTCACTATCCATCTTGCTGATCATATCCATCATCTGCTCGAACATAGCCAAACGTACTGACTCACGATAATCTTGCTCACTTACAATAAAGTCAGCTTGTGATTCAGTGATGTCGTTTAGGTACTCACCCGTTTCAGGATCAAAACCATTAACCGTGACAAACTCATTTGTACCGCGCTCACCTGTAATGCGGATCACCTTTTCATCGGTATAGAACTGCTCGGTAAGTGACAGTATGATTTCACCTGATAGCTGTACCGTTAAACGAGCGTTATCAAATAGTGACGCAGTAACAACGGTGCCTTGATTTTGTCGTGCGGTGATTGCTTTACCTGACGTGGCATTAGACTCTTGGCCTAGATTTTCAGCCGTTACACCTGACGACTGACGTATATAGTCACCGTCTTGGTTAGCTAACATTAAATGTTCTTCAGCTAACTGGATATTGGTTTCAATGGCTAGATCGTAGCCTTTATTCTTTTCAATGACCGCATCAGGTCGAGCGACTTCTTCTTCATACTCATCCAGATCATCAACTGCGCCTTTATCCATAACGGTGCGATTAACCGATAATAGGAATAAGGCCTTACTACGTCGCTTGTTTAAGTCTTTTTGTGGATCGCGTGCATTTCTAACAATGCCGTATGGTTGGTTGTCACGTTCACGACGATAGCCCCACACCGGTACAAATGGGAATCTATTATGTTTGTACGGGCTTGGTATGTTTTGCAGTAATACATTGCTATTGCCTTCAACAAAGACAGCGCAATGGATCTTCATACGGGTAGTATCAAACAAGGAGATGTGGCCTGACTCAATGCCGGCTTTCATTTCATGATCGTTTTCGTCAAACTCTTTACCGTTCAAGCCTGATTCATAACACCGGCAGATCGTCACTTTTGCAGGCATCTTGTACCAGCACTCAACCAATCGCACGACATCACGCCTATTATGAGTCGACCCCAGCGCATCATCGACGCTAACGGTAGAAGAAGTATCGTTGTTGTAATACATCTGGCTATCGTAAAAATCATCTTCGGTTTGGTAGGCCAGTCTATCCAGTGCCTCACTTGATGATGTTAATGCTGCTTTTCTAGTGGGAAATAAGCCGATAGCGATATCCAAGTCAATAATCTTAGATCGAAATAAGTAACGTGCATCTGATACATCAGGCTCAACCGATAAGTGATCCAGCCACATATTGCGCCATGACTCCTGGCGAACATAGATAGGCTCGTCCTCGGTATCACCTTTAATGCCTACTTCAAGCCAGCCAATACCATTCTTGACAGCGCTACCAAAGGCGCGACTACGTGCAAACTCAGCTTTATTTACATCACTGATATATTTGATTAGCTTGGTTTTAGTTTCGGCTAAGTCTCTATCATCATCACTACGAGGGAGTACATTCCAATCAACACGGGTACGCTTCTCTGTACCAATCACCCATTCAACAGCAGGTTTGATCTCATTAAAGACTAACGGTTCTTGGTGTCGCTCTCGCAAAACAGCAGCATCTTCATCAAACCATTGCAGTCCATCAACAAAATCATCATCAATAGCTTGTTCGTGCCGGTTGTCAGACGAGGCAATACGCACTTCGTACCACCAATCGTAAAGCTTTTCGAGGATCTTAATGCTTTCGGGGCTATCTAATGGATCTTTAGCAGGGCTTTCTAGTTCTTCACCCTCATCACCATAGCGAGAATCAGGATCGTGAAAGCTTGATCGTACATTTTCTATATCAGACATAAGCTAACTCGCGTCAATTAATGTTTCATTGTTCAATTTTACGACTAAGCCATGTCTTTCTGCCTCGGCCACAAGCCGCTTTTGTGGATCAACAACTTTGGGCGGCATTTCAACTAACTCAGGTAAGCAATCAACAATTGCTGAACTAAGCTCATACGCAATGTATTTATCCGTACCAAGATCGAGCACCTTACAGATCGTAGCAACGGTAATGATTAAGTGATCGGTGGGTTCACCTGTGATGCTGTCAGCAAATTGAAAGGCATTGGCTACCGGTATGTAGTAAGAACGCTTGGTCTTTTTACTACATATCGCCATGATTGACTGTTCATCATTCTCGATAGTGGCGTAACCAAAGATGATTACAAAGTTGCTAAAGTCTCGTGCGGTTGGTACGTCTTTTCTATATGCCATGAGTAACCTTTATGT